TGTTTCACCAGTAGTAGAGGACACGTACTCACATCCGCCAAAAACACCTACGATAGAAACGTTACCACCAGCCGCAGCTTGTAGATCGTCAATAACGCCCGCAGCTAACGGAATAACCGCCATGCCGTGGAAGATAGGGTTTGAGTTGTCAGATGCAATACGATACTCTGTCATACCGTTAGACGAAGGCGAAGCGCCCTGCCTTGATATTGGTCGGAGGCCATAAGATGAGTCTGTATTTGCCATTTATTTTTCTCCAGTAGTGTGGTGGGTTAACCTTTTTTAGGTCCACCAAAGGTTACTCTTTGCTGACGTTCAGGTTTATTGATCGTCATTGTTGAATGTGCATTCTCACGCATCATATCATGGTCCACAGCTTCCATCTGGTCATGGTTTTTCTTAGCGAAATACGCAGACCTTTCGTCAACTGTTTCTAATGGTATTCTGGCAAGAATTAATCCGCCTAAACCAAACACACCTGAATATTTACCTGATTCCATTACTGGTGCTTCGAAATCGGGGTATTCGTCTTTTCTGACCAATTCCCAACCTTCTCGAAGTTTTGAGCTGATGTTCTTAGTATCATCAAATCCGCGCGTTTCCGCTCTTATCCAACGATGCTTATACCCATCAGGTGCAGGTGGTGCGTCCAACATGGACGGTGGGGCCCACGGCTTACGCACTGCCGTTTTTTCCCGTGTATTAGCTGCGCGAGAAGTACGATTAATAGAACTTTCCAACTTTTCGTTTTCATTACTCATATTCTTACTCCTTCACGTATTTTGCGTATTCTTCTAACGGCACACCCAATTTTTTCGCTATTGCGACTTGGCTAGGGGTGAGTCTAACCTTTTTCCCACTACTGCGCCCAGATGTATTCCTAGAAACAGAAGCAACGCTCTGAGCGGGGCGTTTCTTCTTATTACCAAGCTTATGCGGAAACTCTTTCGCAACGCGCCTGTCTAATTCACTATAGTAGTCATTTGTCTGCGGGTCAAACCCTTCTTCTTCAACAAGTCTTTTATGTATCCCAAATGCAGCATAGGTCATTGCCTCGTCTTGGCCAAACCACTCATTATTTTCTGCCCAATCTTCTGCTTTTGGGTCAGGTCTACGCGGCTGTTGTTGCGGCATAGGTTGTTGTACTTGCTGCTGCTGTTGCGCTTCAGACTGTTGTCTATAACGGTCTTGCTGCATTTTTGCTTGATTAGCTCTGTCGCTTTCAATAGCCAAAGCAGTCATGTTTCTTTGTACTTTTACAGCTTCCGCAGTATCCCCAAGCTCCATGGCACGAGCCAGATCTTTTTCAGCTTGTTCCATTTGACTTGTAACACGACTTGTATACTCATTTACATAGCTTGTGTCTAAACTATCCATTCTTTGTTTAACAGCTTGAGACTCTGCTTGGACTTTTTTAGCGTAATTTAACGCCTCTGTTTCGCGTCTTTCAGCTTCACGCATTTTCTTTGTAAGCCGGTCAATTCTTTTTTGAGTAGCGGTGTCGCTTTTTTCAAATTGATCTTCGGAAACTTCTATCTCAGGTTTATTATCTTCGTTCGGAGCTTCTTTTACTTCTACTTCAGTATCTTCTGTTTCATCGAGTTCAAGCTCTATTTGTTCTTGTTCTTCTGCCATGATCTTCCTCTAAAAATGTAAAACGTCTTCGGGACTTAAAATTTTTGCTAATATTTCATCATCATTTAAAATACGGACTTCTCCGCCATCTATTTGAAAACGAGAACCAGCATAACGTGCAAACATCACCCAATCCTTTTCTTGGCACCAAGGCCCAGACGGAAATTTTGTGGGATCTGCATAAGCTAACGAGCCTACTTTAAGCACGTATCCGACCTGAGTGGATACTTTTTGCTCCTCTACAACTTTATCGGGTAATAAAATACCACCGTCGGTTTTGCCTTGACCTCTATAAGGTAAAATCAAAATCCTCCATCCAGTTGGAGTGGGCAATCTTTCTAAAAGGGAAGTTCCTATTGTTTCCGGCTGTAGAACCGGTTTTTCTTGGTACGCAGAGGCTAAATTTTCAACACCTTTTTTTGCGGCTTCCAAGTCTACTTGGTTTTTATCACTCAATTGAGCGCTCCTGTTTTTCTAGCAGGCTTTTTAGTTCCTGTTCCACATGATTTAGGGAACTTAACATTCCCATAAGCTCACGATAATGCTCCATGCTTTTGATTTGATTATGAATTAACGCCTCAAAAACAACTTCTCGTTTCTCTCTTATAATACGATATACAGATTCTGCAAGATAAATCTCATCCATTCGCATAGTCCCCCATAAAATCTAACATATTAGTATCTTATCTTAGCATATCCTATACCTTAAATACCAGAGTTAAATTAAAGTTAATGCTTGCTCCTTTGTTTCATCGTTTCTTCTTATCCAACCACGTCCAAACGTATCGAAAGTGCTAAGATCTCTATAAAACCCATCACGCATATGGTGCATCTGTTCTATTATTTCTGCGGGCTCTATCTCTGATACAGCTTGCAGTGTCATTGGACCTATCCCGCCGTCTTGCTCCACACCTGCAATACGTTGCAAAGCTTTAGCTGCGCGGCTTGTTCCGCTGTTCACACCCCAATCGAAGGTGCAAAAATCAACCCCAGAAGCAAGATCGTCTGCCCGAAGCCTGTCCCAATAATTTTCTTTATATATGGGGTAAACATCATCGTGGGTAAGACCTTCCATTTCACCATCCATAACTTGCCGACCAGCATACTGTTCGTAAACTGCGCGTGTAACCCCATGATTTGTCTCGCCGCCGGGATCATTAGGGTGATTAACGTAACCCCCTTCGTGTTCTAACAGCCAACCCATGCACTGCTCAAAATTTTGTTTCATTTTGCATTCTTTCTTAGTTTAGCAAACTGACGTGATCCAAACCAAAAACTAATAATAGAAGTAAATAGTAAGTTTGTGTCGTCATTCCATATAGCTTGTGCCGCATCGTTAAATGTAACGCCTGTACTCATAGAGTAAAACAATCCACTGATTTTTACAGTCAGAAACAAACCCACAAATAAATATGTTACAACTGGTCGTACCGATCCTGATAAAGCTGCCGCAAATCCAGACTTGGCGTTTGCCGCTGCCATTGCTTTGTATATACCCTCTGATTCCGCAATGTCTGCTTTAGCATCTAACTCATCTAATTTTAGAGAAGATAGCTGTGCAGCGTACTTACCTTTTGCCTCAAGCATTTTAAGTTCTTGCGCGTCTTTTTGTTTTTGTTGAAAAAGGTCAAGAATAGAGGGAATGATAGAAGTACCAAATCCTAGTGCTGCTCCTAATAGTGATAACATTTTATTTACCTACCTTTTTTTGAGCCTTCTTATGTGCAGCAGTAAACGTTTCGCCGCCTTTCATAAGTTTTCGCATCATTGTCATATGTGCGCTAGAGTGATGATTAGAATGTTTTTTTAAGGTATCTTTTTGTTTTTTTGTAAGTTCTTTCATTTTTTACCTATTTTTTAAAGTTTTTTCTTTTGTTTTTTTTTATTACAGACTTTAATGTTTTGGCTTGTTTTGCGTGAGACTTAGATGCTTTATCTAAGCCCTTTATAACTTTTTTAATTTTAGCAACTTCTCCCATTTTTTCTCCTATTTTAATTTAGTTTTAGATAAAGCCGTAGCTCCCATAAAACCCACTACTACGCCTAACTGGGCTACAATAAATGTGTTTAAAAAACCTGACGCGGTGGCAACTCTGTCTATAGCCACAACTGGAGTTAATAAGACAATGACCGCTACAATCGTTACAACCATTGCAATCCACGCCATCATACGTTGCGTGTCGGCCAACTTGTCTTCGTTCTCAAGTCTGACCCATCGTTCATGGCGATCAAGTTCTTCGTCAGTAATAACACCATCACCATCGGCATCCGCCATTGCATACTTACTATTTTCCTGTAGCTTTTTAGCCATTACGTTATCCTTTTACGCGGTTTCTTTGCAGTTTTAGCCGCTTGCTTAAAAGCGTTAGCAGTAGGAGCGCCTTTAGACCCCGGTTTACGCATTTTCTCTCCAGACCCTCCGGCAATTCGATCTCTTTTTTTATGAATGTTTGCATAAAGACCTGTAGATCCACCGCCTCTAAATTTTTTTACAGGTTTTTTCTTAGTGGGTTTTTTACCATAATTCATTTTGTTAATCTCCTATAAATTAAATAGCTCCAACAGCATTTAGAGCCGCCAACACAAGTAATACGTTCATTATAATAATCATACTTTAAACTCTCTATTTAGACAATGGATTGTCAAGCGCTTCTTGTAAACGCTCGTTTAATTTATCTTCAAGCTTAGTCATATCTTCTTCTATTCTTTTTTCTACTTCTCGCATTGTATCACGAACATCCTTCTCTGTCTCCCTATTTAAAGTTTCAACTTCTCTTATGGCAGATGTCACGTCTTTTTGTACTTGATTCATTTCATTAAGAACGTCTTCTAACACTAAGTCTATAGATCCTTGCGTAGTTTTTATACGCTCTGAAGATGTTTCAATCTTTTTCTCTAACTTATCAATGTATCCCTCTAGTTTAAGCAAGTCATCTCGAAGGTTGTTCTTAATGTCTCTGGTGTAAACAATAGCGTCATCTAGCTTAGACAAAACTAATGCGTTCTCAGCTTTGATTTCATCTATGTCTATTTCTTGTACCACTTCCCGTAGGTCAAGATAATCAAAGTAAAACTCATAACCAACGTATGCAGAGCCCGCCAGTGTGCTTAATGCTGTGACCGCAATACCAATTTTACCAAAGCCAGAAAACTTTACGCCACCTACTTCCATGTCAGCCATAATTTTCTCCTTACTCGAATGCCAGCTCTCGTAGCTTATTAATTTCTTGTTTTAACTTCATTACTTCCAACTGCTTCTTCTGTAGCTCTAGTTCATAAAGCCTGTTGCAATCTATCCTAGACTTAGCTCTTTTGCCTAACGGTATCGTAATTTTGCTGTAAATGCCAATATCTCCAGTTTTTCCACTGTTGTCTGCTGTACCGCCCTGAATAATACTCGTAAGGCCAAATTCAATATTTGTGGCAGATCCAATGGCATTGCTGCAATCCAAATCTCCTGATCTAAAAGAATCTGATTGATAGTTTGTACCAGAATTAGGTAACGATAAACTCAATGAGTTTGATGTCGAGTCTGCAAAAGCAGACTTTGCAACCATTAATAATACTAGAAACCATATTCTCATTTAATTTACTTTGGAACAAATCCTCGACGCTATTTGACTAATTTGTTTCTCTCCCTTGAGTATTTTTGAAATTGTACAGATATACTGTACCCTGTCTAAGTCTTCATTTCGCACATACACCTCAAACGGATATCGTTTAGTGTAACGCACCTTTATAAGTTTTGACGTTGATGCAAATGGAATTTGTTTCCAGTCCGAAGTAAACACACCAATCTCAAAATAAGAGATTTCACTTCGCCTGTTAAAAAGAGACATCTTAGTAACCGACACGCCTTCAATATATGACAGTTTAAACTTGGGGTACGCAGGTGTCATCTCGTGCGCGTGGGCTTGAAACCCAAGCAACATAAAGATTAGTGCTACTTTGCAATACATTCCGCTACAATCATTGCTGTATAATTACCTGCTGGAAGTGCCGTGTTATCCGCTGAACCATAAGAAGCAGTTGACGCCACCTTAAACCACGTTGAGCCAGCCAACGTCATATTGTACGTTGTGGTATTGGAAACAACAACTTTAGCGGCTTCATAAGCTGACATACCAGAAACGGAATGAGAGCTGACTGTTGTGCTTCCTGTCCATGCTACGCCGTCAGTTAAAGTAGGTGATGAGCTAAAGCTGTTTGGATGTGTAAACTTTGTTTTATAGTAGTCAGCGGCAGCTATATCTACTCTTATGATTGCCTCTACACCACCGTCAGCAGCGGTTGTAGAAAGTTTCCAAGGTGATGGGTTTCCGTACTCACCTGGTGTAGTCGTGTATATTGAACAGTTGGCTTGCACCAAACCGTTAATTGGTGAATTGACTGCCCAAGCGCAAGTAGCTGACAGCAAAAATAGTATAGGTGTTATTTTTTTAATCATGATCTCTCCGTGGTTTAGTCATCATACTGTGATCTAACAATACTTCTGTGAACGCTATCTTGGGTTAGGTTTCGTAACCCACTAAAATTGTCCTCTATAGTACCGCCTTCTAAGGTTAAACTATCTTTATATACACCACCATCTATAACAACATTGTAGTATAGTTCAAGTTTTCCGACAGCCGCTATCTGCTTCATCATGTTTAACTGTTGCATAGGATCTGCAATTTTCTCTGCTGCTCCCGCTACAGAAAGTATCTCTTCAACGCTTAACTCTTCACTTTCTTCTTCCTCTTGAGCCTCCAAATCCTCCTGCTCTTCTGCCTCTGCCTGTTCATCAAGTTGGATCTGCACCCACTTATTATAAAAAGGATCATCAACATTAGGGGAGTCCAACAGATTGTTGTCTAACAAGTATTGGTACAGTGCGTCTTTAAAGTCTGGACATGTCGGATCGCTGAGTGGTGTGTGACACGGATCAAACTTGTAGTGATAGAGAATGGTGACATCTGATAGTGATCCATCTCCTGTTACCTTTATCTCTCCATTGCCAAACAGATTGCCAAGAGTAGAAGGTATTGGATCATATGTGACTTTAGTACCTCCAGGTATCCTATTCCAATCATCGGTGTACTCATAGATATACCCATCACTACCTATCTTTTTATTCGTAATAGATACAGTAGAGTCTTTTGTAGGATCTTTTGTAAGGGTGTATCGGTGAAATATTCCCTCTACTGTCAGTCCCGTTTGACTTGGCAGTAAATTGTTCATTGCCCATGTGTGAGCCTTGGAAGCTGCGTTCTCTGTATTTCCGTAGATATTTTCAGAGAAGCAGTAATAAGGCCAAGAAAAGACCGCCAATGCCAGCAGCACCTTTGGCAGTGTTCTTGTCATCTTCATCCCATTCCTCCTTCTTACCTGCAACATATCCAGGCACAAGATGTGGGTTGTTTTCCCACTCCGTCTTAGCCGCATCTCCCACAAGACCATTGATCGGACAAGGCGTACCAGAGTTTTTCATCGCCAAATGTATTCTTTTGTCCTCACACATTATTGCCACTGCACTCACCTTTAGCCCCATGTCGTACATAACCTTGGCGTTTTTAAGTCTTTCACAGTTCAAATCTCGCACTGTCTTGCCAGCACTAATGCCAAGGATCTGTGTTTGTACAGCACCTGCTACAGAAATATGACACGTATCTGAGTTAGACGAGTTAATACTTGGAGTCATAGCAGATGGCGGTGGAGATTTTACAGTAGTCGTGCTGTCTATCTTAGAGTTTGTTGTGGAGTTTGTGTTGCTGTTTGTCTCAATACAGTTACTGTTTGTTGCACTATCACAAGGTACAGTTTCTGCAAATGCCATTGGAACTAATACTATTAAAAATAAACATATTAAAAAAGCCCAAGTTATATAGAGAAAAGATTTTTTCATGTTTTAATCCTTATTGGCAAACGCTGACCCTGTCAGGATAGCACCAAATGCCAGATGAAACAATCCACCGCCCAATAACGTGAATGGCTCGTGTTGCCCAGTAAGCTTTTTCATCAGCTCCATTTGAACCATAGGTTCTGACGTAGCATTAATAATATCCATGAATTGGGAGATGTCTGGCCTATTTAATCCCCACCACACTGGGCAGAACAGAAAGTCATAGAAGCAAATTAATAAGTAAAATATAAGCGCAGTCCACCTCCAAGTCAGCGTGGACTTCTGTTGAGCTGTAAGTTGTTTGCTCATTTAAATACAGGGTGGTGTACACATCGCTCTATCTACACCGTAGAAAATTACAGCAATAAATATAGCTATTCCCAACCCTATCCATATCCATTTGTTTTTCATTTCTTACTCCAAGTACAGAAAGGCTCTCCTAACTTCAAAGGGCAATCCGCTGTAAAGCCTGTACATCCAGAAAGCAACAAACATATAATAAGAACTTTTTTCAAAAGATCTTTAACCCCTTTTACTAACAGCCTCTCTTTGAACGTCTATACGTTCTCGATTAACTTCACTTCTTTCATCTGCAATTTCTTCTTGCAACTCTAATCTAGCAGCGTCGGTAACAGCAGATTGTTGTAACTTCGCACGATCTAAATCTTGAGAAGCCTTATCAGATTCCGTTAATCTTTTTTCAGCTTTTTGTTTTAAATCTAATTCCTGCATTCTAATCTGCACTAATGGATCTGACATGGCGTCTTCTCCTTGAGGAACCAACATTGGAATTAATTCATCCATTAACTTAGACTCTTGCATAGAAATTAACTTTTCTAACTGAACTGGATCTTGCATGTTTCTTTCAACGTCTTGAATATTTTGTTGAGCAGCAACAGGATCGATAGCACCACTTTGTGCCGCAATTCTTGCTTGTTCAATTATATCTTGCACTTCTTTCATAACCATTTGTCTAGCTTTTTGCGACAAGTGTTCTAAGACATGGGCGTAAAAAACACCCATTACTTGAGGAGAGGTTGTTACCAGTGGTGTTTTCATAAATGAAACATGTACTTTTATATGAGCATCATGATCTTGATCAGGGAATGATTGCAATAACTCACCCATTAAAGCACGAGCGTTCTCTATTAAAGGATCTAACGGCTGTGGTTTTGGCGGAGGAGGTAGTATCTCATCAATGTTTTGTACTTCAAGAGCCTGATACATTCTTCTAAATGCCGCATGAACATTATGTATTTGAGGATTAGTTTGAGCTAACTGTAATTGCGTTTGAGCTAACGTAACTCTTTGAGCCATTGAAAAAATGTTTGGATCACTAACGGGAACTACGTCTACCCTATTATCAAAGTCTTTTGCCATTATAGTTTTTGGCGACCCAGCTACATCATAAGGGTATTCTTGAGGAAGATTCTCTGAAAATATACGAGCAAGAATACGAAATTCTGTTTTTTGTGAATAATGAAGTCTCTTATGAATTGCAGACATCACTTTCATGCCACGCTCTAACATAGCAACTGTGGTGCCTACAGGAGCCTCCTGACTCATGTTACTAACCTGTTGGTCTGCGAGTGAAATAAATCTTCTACCGCCATCCACTAAGGCCGCTAGAAGCTGTGCTAACGTTCCTGAAGGTTCTTTGTATGGTAGAGGTATTATTGAATCACGAATACTACCTCCTGGTGCATCTATGTCCCGCCACTCGCCCGGTTGCAAAGGCTCGTCATCATTGCGAACCCTCACTCCCCTAGCCTTAAACCCAGCAGGGAGGTTAGCTAGAGTTCCTGCGTCTATTAACTGACGTAGAATACTCGTAGCCGCTCGGCCTAGGCCCCCAATCATATGTATAATACCAAAGCCATAAAACCCAAGACCAGGCATAAACTTGTAATGTACAAAGTATTGACGTTTTTTTGCTAGATCAGAGTTCTCTTTAAAGTTTCTTCGAATAGAAAGTACTGAACCAGATCCTTCATCAATAGTAACAATGTATGGAAGTTGAATACCTGTGGTCTCTCCGTCTGGAGACATGTCTTCAAATCCTTCAATATCTAAATCAACATGCATTTCTAAAATGGTATAGACATCATCAACATAGGTTTTAGAAGTACCTTGAATCTCATTTACTTTTTCTTGAACAGGGTTCTCTTCAGCATCTGTTGTTGACAGTTCAATGTCTTTGTACATTCCTGCAACTTGCATCTTCCTTAACTCATTATACTCCATGCGTAATACATGCGTAACTCTAGAACTGGTATTTAAATCTGTTGCAGCATAAGGAACAACTAAGTCTTGCGCTGGAACAAACTTTGAAACAGCACGTTGTTTAGACTCATCAAAATATACTTTCTTAAAAGTAGAACCAGATAGCGGTAAATAAAAAAGAAGTTGATCCATGTCTGGGTCGTATTCTTCCATGATCTCCGTAATCTGATAGTTCATAAAGTCTTTAACTCTAGAAGCCTGTTCTTCTCTATCTGGATCTTGCAATCCTAAAAGCTGTGATTGAACAGGGCCTCCGGCTGGCAGAAGTTCTTTATATGCCTGCGCTTGAAACTGTGTAACTGATTCCATAATTAATGGATGCGTGACTCCAGAAGCACCCGCAAAGGGTTCTGAGCGTTCTGAATAGTTAATTCCTAATTGATCTAAACCTTTGGTATATGTCTCTTCCCAATCAGACCTAGACTCTAAGTCGTCGTTATAAGCTGAACGTAGTTCAGAAGACAACTCATCAAGGTAGCCCTTATCTAAATGTTCTGCTAAATTGTCCTCATGCAAAATTTCTTCTTCTTGATTGATCATTTCTGATAGAGCAGTTATAATTGCTCCTCCTTGACCATCCTCAAGAACTTCAGCCCCTTGATCAAAATTCATTGGTTCGTTTACAGATACTTCTACGTCTGGAAGACCAGCTGTATCCCCTGGTACTAAGCCAGCATCTACAAGTGATCCCATTGGTTGTGGTGGTAAAGCCATTAATAATACTCCCGTGTTCTGGGTCTCCATTGATCGTCATAGTCATCTTCGCCGTCAAGAGAAATGAAACCTCCTTGACGAAAACGCATTAGTGCTAAAGTCATACTATCACAAAAATCGTCATAGTCACCATTAGGAAACGAAGAAACCTCTTCAATCACTTCGTCTGCGAATTTTTTGTCCTTTGGTGCCCATACAACTCCCGCTTCAAACAAAGGTGCAACCATATGCATTCTCGTCACCTTATCACGTCCTTTGCCCGGTGAGAACCCCAAAGCTGGTATTCCCCGTAAACGTAGTTCATCTATCAAAGGTGTACCAGTTGCTTTTGCCTCCACTAAAACCATGTCAGGCTCCCAATAATCGTGTTCTTCGTAGGCAACTTCCTTTAATTCAGGAAAACTCCACCGCCCACGCTGGGCATCCATCAAAATTATGTGGTCTGGTCCCCCATCTTCTGGATTAAAGATGCCCCATGTGGTAATTGCGCTGTAATCCGCAGTTTCTTTCTTGCTAAACGCTGTATCGTAGGACTGTAGTATGTATTTTACAGGCGGAATCTTCTCTTTTTCCCAATCTTGCCACCAAATCCGCTTAATAATTGCACTTTCCGTGGATGTAGGCTGTTGTTGCCACTGTGCAGACCACTTACCTACAGGTAATGACGCCTTAATAGACAACAATGCGTCTTTTTTCCAAAATTCAGGCCATAATGGTTTGTCTGATGGCATAATTGCAGGAAATTCTACCACTTCCCACTGATCCGACATGACATCGTTGCCCTGTGCAGCCAATAAACGGCCTGTCAAGTCCTTTTTTCCCCATCGAGTCATAACAATGATGATAGAACCACCAGGTTGAAGCCTCTGACGAGGTCCAGAAGTGTACCATTCATAGGCATGATCGAATGCATTCTCACTTAAAGCGTCTTGTTCCGAGTGTGGGTCATCAATTACAAACAAATCCGCACCACGACCAGTCACCGCAGCACCTACACCCGCCGCAAAGTACTCACCACCCTTGTCCGTTTGCCATTTTCCAGCGCCCTTGTTGTCTTCTTTCAGGTTAGTTGTTGGAAATATCTCTTTATATTGTGGGTCATCAATAAGATCTCGAACCTTGCGTCCAAATCTAACAGCCAGCTCTGTATTGTGCGTTGCCTGAATGATCTTTAACTTAGGATTACGTCCCAAGAACCATGCTGGCATAAGGTATGATGCAAATTCAGACTTAGAATGACGTGGGGGCATATTGATGATAAGGCGTTTTAACTCACCACGCGCCACACGTTCTAACTTTTCTGCAATAATCCTGTGATGCTGCCCCTCAATAAAGTTTTCATACACATGATGAGCAAAAGGCATGAACTTATTTTGTGCCTCGTCCCTGATGTCTAAAAGTTTTTTAGCCTCAGTAAGAGCGAGTATCTCTTTCAGGGCATCTTCTGGAAGAGCCTGTAGGTTCATTGTCTTCGTGAAAGTTTCACAGGTTGATAATAAGGAGCTATTCTAGGTCTTACAAAAACAGCTTCCGTATTAGTGTTTGGTTTAACACACGTCCAATTACCATTTACTTTTTTAGTTTCATATCCATCAGGGCAGGTAAAAGGTGGAGTATCCTCCTCTTCTTCATCAAGTCCTTCAGCGGGAGGATCCTCACGATAATCAAAGTCTTCATCATCTAAAACTTCTTCCTCAACAGCCTCACCCAATAAGGACGTATCTTGTTCTCTTTCTGCAAAATCTTCTGGCAATACAGAAGAGTCTATAAATTGTGTTGTTGGAATAGAAGCTATACCAGAAGTTGTCTGAGTTGAGGTTGTTCCTGTTGAACCCTGCATGGTTGATGTAGAAGGAGTAAAGGTACTACCCTCAATCGTCTGGTCAAGATTAACAACATTTCCAGCGGGAACTAAGCTTGTGCTAGGAACTCTAACTTCAGTTGATGGATCTTCTATAACGATCGTATTTAAACGAGGCTCTACCGCTGTTTCTTGTGTTGGAGTTGAAACAACTTCAGTTGTTGGAGCAACTATTACTTCGGTTGATGGTCCTTGGGCCGTGGATATAGGAGCACTCATTTCTGCTTCTGCTATATTTGCAATCTCAGTCATAGACAATCCAGTTTGATTCGCTACAGAAATCGCTGTATCCGCAGATAAGGCTCCAGTCTGAGCAACCTCTTGAGAAATTATATCTGTCGCTGTTAATGTAGCATTTAAACTACTTGCTATTGGGGCACCCATCGTTTGTTCAGCTAAAGCTGGACTAGATAAAGTTCGTGGGTCAACACCACTTTGACCAAAATTATCTAAACCCTGTCCTGGTATACCTTGTGAAGATTTTACTGGAGCACCCATCATTTGTTCCGCTAAAGCCGGCCCTGTAACAGGAGCAACTGATGGAGTCTGATCCACGTTTATAGTTGAATCAGTAGCAACCACTGGAGTAGAAAGAGAAGGAGGTGTAAAGTTCACACCAGTTCCAAGTTGCGACAACGAAGGAGCAACAAAGTTTGATCCAGTTTGTTGATTAACCACGGGCAACGAACCTACGTTGGTTTGTATCACAGGTGCACCAGAGGATGTTGTTTCTACCACAGGAGCTAGATCTAAGTTTATTCCTGGAAGAGATAATTGAGCTTGTTGTGTATCGCTCCTTGAAACTGGAGCACCCATAGTTTGTTCCGCTAAAGCTGGACCCGACAATGTAGCAACACCAGAGGATTGTACTTGTGGAGAACTCAACAACGCTGGCCCTGATGTATCCACCACAGGAGCTTGGTTAGTAACTGTTTGCACCACAGGAGCCGTTAACGTGCTGTCAAAGTTAGGTAAGGATGGAAGAGAGTTAATATTAGCTGCTTCTGTTACAGGGCTTACATCAAAACCAGATGTCGTATCTGATCCTACGTCTGTACCAAAACCAGATACTTGACTTACAGACTCTACATTAGGTGCTCCTTGTTGATTTGTCGTTGAACCTAAAATAGTGTTATCAAGAGTGGTGTTTGATCCTGTTAAGGAATTAATACCAGTACCCACTGAACCAGCGCCAGCACCAAGAACGCTGCCTACTTGTCCTTGTTCAAACGCTTCAGGCAAAGTTCTTAATACGTCAAAGTTTTCACCTCCAGATAAATTACCCGTAAGCTCTAGATTAGCTAGAGCCTCTGGACCAGCCTCCAAAAAACCTTCTTGAACAAATTCTTCTCCACCAGCAAGTGCACCTCCAATCACTGGAAGAGCAACTGTAGCTGCTGTGCCTTTTAATCCAACTTTTGCCAAGCCACTTGCTATTGCTTTATTTAATCCGCCCGTAGCTATCTTACCTGTAACCCCTCCACCAACGGCACCAACGGCACCGCCTGCAAGTGTAGCACCAGAGTCATACTTTGCCTGATTTAAAACGTCTTGTTTAGCAGCAGCATCAGAAAATGGCCCTTTATCAACGCCAGAGTTTATAGCGTTTTGTTCTGCTTCTTGAAAAGCTGGTAGATTTTGTAGTGTTCCATTTGCATAGGCGTTATTAATACCCTGCTCTATTCCTTGATTAATTTCACCAATCGTTTGTACAGCGCCCATTCCAGCTGCTAAATAAGGTCCTACACCAGGAATAAATGCTGGACCAATAGTCGTTGCTAAAGTAGGTGATGCAAACTGAGCTTTAGTAAGTAAACTACCGCCATCACCTAAAGATTTCTTAAGATCCTGATACTTTTCTGGATCGGATATAGCTAGTAGATCAAGGTTCTGTTCTTTATCTTTCACTTGTTCTTTGCTCATGTCCCTAAGTCTAGCTTCTAAAAAATCAGGGTTGTAAGCACTGCTATCAATTACACCAACTCGATCCAGTTGACCAAGGACATCCGCTCCGCCTTGTGTAAGTATACTTTGACTCTGATCTATCGCGGCATTTAAAAAAGGAGTGTTATCATATTTAGCTATTTGTTCCGGTGATAGTTTTACTTCTGGGACTTTCCCGTCATCAAGTATCCCTGCAATTTTCATACTTAACGGTAATGGCACATTAAAATTTGACTTCCCATCCACTGGTTGATTTCCAGTGATATTCATTCCAATATTAGCAAGAACATCTGCAGCCTTTTCTATAAACGGCCTGTTGTCCTCTGGACCTGGGGCGTCCACAACCTGTTCAACAAGAGCAGTAGCTAAATTAGGATCAACTTGCCCCGGTCCAAAACCAATCAAAGAAGTTGCACCCGTTTTATTAACAGAGGTTGAACCCGCATCAACAATCTCTTTAGGCGTAAGCCCCGCTGCAGTCTGCTTTGCAACTCCGCTAACCAACGCAGGAGCAAAAGATTCCGTTGTAACAGGACCCTTAACAGGCATGTCAACTACAGAAGTTGTCTTAGATACCGGATCGTAGCTTACAGTCGGTACTGTACCACCACCTACGTCTACACCAATTGTGTCTACGTCTACAGCAGGAGCTTCGGGAGATGCAGGAGACGCTGCCGCTGCCGTTGCATCTAAAGAAATATTACCGCTAGGACCAGTAACTGCGTCAACCGCCGCTGGTGCTTCTCCGTCACCGCCGCCTTCGCCATCACCCGCACCCCATACTGGTCCGCTTCTCCAAGGTTGTAAGAAAAAATTATTTAACATGCCGTTCTCCTAGACCAATTCTTCAAGCGATCCTTCCTATGAAACGCTAATGATTTACAGTTCGGGTACAAATCACATAAGTACTCTTCTAAATTCCTCGTTATTTTTAACAGATCAGAAAGACCATGAGGCGCAATTAAATCTATAATATACAAATGTTCTCCAATGTCACGTTTAAATACATCCCTACCTAAATATTCCCTCGTAGACAACTCCTTATCCGTAAGCCACGCCCAAGTAACAAACCCAATACACTTCCCTTCCCTATAATAAACCTTAATGCGAGAGTGCTCTATAGCCGGATATAACCTCCAAGAAATAACCTCGCTCCTATAACCACTGTAAGGAGGCGTCGTAGTCCATAACTTAACCGTGTCTTTATAATAATCTTTCATGACCAAGTTCCAAGGTTCACGTAACAATAACAGAAAATCAAATAAACAACAACCTCGGCACATGGACCACGGGAATGAAATTACATTGAAAATAATTTTTGGGGTCTACTTGTTCTCTACTTGTGACCCAATGAAAATATCTCCGAATGAATTTACAACACTAATAGAAAAGCCCGCACCAGGCGAGCCCCAATCCCCAAATAGGGGGGATAGGGTCGGTTTGATTGTTTGATATTGGATTGTAATAGGTTAAGTTACCCTATAACTAATTTCATATTACTTGTGATCTACCTATTGATTACTTGTCATTAATGCTTATGTTAAAGGGATAACAACTAACAAAGGAAATAGGACAATGAGTATTAAAAATTTACAAACTAAAGCGACCGAAGCGACAAAGGTTAATATTAGAAATAGAAATGCATTCTGGTATAAATCGCAGTTGGCTCTTTATAATGAAATGATTAATGAACTTAAGGTTCAAGTAAGTTCTTTACGACTTGAAGCGTTAGATAATAACGTAGCCTACCTTAAAGAGGTAACACAAAGGACGCTCCCAACTAAAGATAGAGATCACTATCTAATTGAATACTTAGGAAAGGAAGCCTTTGAAAAGTTAAAGGTGGCAAAGGTTAAGGAAGTATGGACGTTAATTGATAGGCCTTTAGTAGTTAAGACCCCATTCAATTCATAAATACGTATCGGTTGGGGCTCTAGAAATAGAGCCCGTTCCGATGCGATTTTGCATCACAACCATAAAAGGAAATAGGACTATGAAAAATCAATTCGGTAAAACTAATTTAGAAGGTTATGCAATCTATCATGGGGCTTCCGGTTTTAAATGGAAGATCTTAAAGACTTATAAGTCTTTAGATAGTGAAGCAAAAGATCCATATGCACGTTGGTTTACTAGTGCAACGTCTAACCTAATGTATAATCAAACGTGGGAAATGGGTGACGTTTACTTACGTGAAATTCTACAGCACGCAAACTATGTGACGGACGCTAGTCCAGAATGGATTGAGACCTACTCAGAAATCCATAAGCTCCATAACATTCCTATAAGAGCTAAAGAAAAGGTTAATGCTTAAGATTAATCGGTTAGATGCCCAACTTCGGTTGGGCATCATTCCGATGTATCGTAAACATCGTAACTATAAAAAGGAAATAGGACTATGAGAAACGAATGGAAATCATATATAGAAGATTTAATAATACCTGAGTATTGGCGAAACGTAAGCTATAACAATGATACCTTGCCTAGTTATTCCTGTAGAGGATACCAGATATTTATAGACAGCCATAGCTTAAAAGAACGCGTTATAAACGCTAAAGATAGAGGTTTTACTACTCTATCTAATAGTGAATTCGAAAAAGTATTAGAGATAGGTCATCCCATTACTGAAGAAATTTATAATAAACTTCCACTTCGGTTTGCTGTTATGTACTTGGAAGAGCCCGATGAAGGTCATTGGGATTATTTATTTGAAAGTAATGATTTTAATGAAATAAAAGAATTCGTTAAAGCTCCCGATTTTCAATGCATTAGAGGTTTATTGGTATCAGAAATGGGAATAGATATTAATGATAGGGTAAATGATTTACCCGATGAGCTTTATTTTTTAACAAAGGCCTATAAACTATTCATTAAAGGTAAAGGACGTAAAGATGTTTAAGTTTGAAGGTACCTGCATCACTGACCCGTTTCTAGATGAGACGGGTCGATTTTCAGTAGATCCAATTGAATACTATAAATTGTCTCTAAATACTTTAACCGATATTTATGAGAAGTATTGTAAAAAAGAAAAGATCCCATGCATTGATGCATGGGAATACTTGTTTGATGATAGTTCTTTAACCACCAAGCAAAGCAAATGGATTAGAAGTTTTTCAAATGTATGGGAATATATAGACATGAAAGAAGGAAAGGAAAAAGAATGAAACACAATCCAGCATTAGTTTTAGGTATAGCATTAATAGTTTTATTAGTTTTTGTTTTATACTTGGATCTAATAATCGCAGGCTAACTTATGGCCAGGTTGTTCTTTACTTGTTATTAAAGAACAACCAATACAATAAAGGTTGCAGCAGGGACGCAGGGACGCAAGGCGCAGGAAATAAAAGATAAAATGCAGGGACGCAGGGACGCAAAGCACATTGCTGCAAGTTAAAAAACAAGCGAAAATCCAGGTACTAAGGTAAGCAAACAATTCGTTTCGCCAGTCTGGAGGCATCCTAGAGGGTCGTTTTTTACTTGTTTGTTGAATATAAGTAGAATATAACTAAAACATAATAATAAAAGGGAATAGGAAAAAATGAAAAATGGAATAATATATAAAGGACCTTCG